TGATACTGACGCTGATGAAGGTGTATCTGAAGGTAAATCAGAACAATCAGTAGAATCTAGTGAAACTTCAGAAGATAAAGAAGAAACTACTGGCTTAACTCCAGAAGAAAATGAAACATTTATCGAGAAGTATAAGGAAGAAGCAGTAAAACCTAATAAAAACTTAAATTATTTAAATAAAGTTCGACAAGCTCATTATAATGTAAATGTTACACCAGATAGAGCTACTGAAGAAGACTTTAAAACTATTAAAGATTTTATTAAATAATTAAACTGCAACAAAGTTGTGTTATATTATAAAATGTAAAAAGATAATAAAAAAAATAAAAACAGGATTTAGGGGTTAATCACCCTATTTCCTACATAAAAATAGATGAAAGGTGATTAACTTTTATGACAAATGAAAAGAAATTGTCTGATGTTCAAAATAAATACGCAGACCAATTCCAAGAACAAGTTGTAAAATCATATCAAACTGGATATGGAATCACACCTGACACTCAAATTGATGCAGGTGCTTTAAGACGAGAAATTTTAGATGACCAGATTACAATGTTAACATGGACTAACGATGACTTGATTTTCTACCGTGATATTGCACGTAGACCTGCTGAATCAACAGTTATCAAATACGATGTTTATTTACGTCACGGAAATGTAGGACACTCACGATTTGTTCGTGAAGTTGGTGTAGCTCCAGTAAGTGACCCTAATATCCGTCAAAGAACAGTATCAATGAAATACATTTCAGATACTAAAAACATGTCAATTGCATCAGGTTTAGTTAATAACATTGCAGACCCTGCTCAAATTCTTACTGAAGATGCAATCTCAGTAGTAGCAAAAACAATTGAATGGGCTTCATTCTATGGGGATGCATCATTAACAGCAGAGCCTGAAGGTGAAGGTTTAGAATTTGACGGTTTAGTAAAATTAATTGATAAAGACAATGTTATTGACGCTCACGGTGCTTCATTAACAGAACGATTATTAAACGAAGCTTCAGTACGTATCGGTAAAGGCTTTGGTACTGCAACAGATGCATACATGCCTATTGGTGTACATGCTGACTTTGTTAACAATATCTTAGGTCGTCAAATGCAATTAATGCAAGACAATAACGGTAACGTAAACACTGGTTACAGTGTACAAGGATTCTACTCAGCTCGTGGATTTATCCGTTTACATGGTTCAACAGTAATGGAAAATGAATTAATCTTAGATGAAACATTACAACCATTACCAAACGCACCACAACCTGCTAAAGTAGAAGCTACAGTTGAAACAAACAAAAAAGGTAACTTCCTTGAAGACGAACGTTCAGGTTTAGTTTACAAAGTAGTAGTTAACTCTGACGATGCTCAATCAGCTCCATCAGAAGCTGTAGAGGCAACAGTTAGCAATGCTACTGACGCTGTTAAATTAACAATTTCTGTAAACTCAATGTATCAACAACAACCTCAATTCGTATCAGTTTACCGTCAAGGTAAACAAACAGGTCAATTCTACCTAATCAAACGTGTACCAATGAAAAACGTTAATGATGAAGGCAAATTAGAATTCTATGACCGTAACGAAGTATTACCTGAAACAGCAGACGTATTCGTTGGTGAAATGTCTCCACAAGTAGTACACTTGTACGAATTACTACCAATGATGAAATTACCATTAGCACAAATTAACGCTTCAATCACATTTGCAGTGTTATGGTATGGTGCATTAGTATTACGAGCTCCTAAGAAATGGGCACGAATTAAAAACGTACGTTACATTGCGTTTTAATTAATAAAGAAAAAAATTAAATAAAATTTTATAGAGGGTAAACAATGTTTATCCTCTTTTTTTATTATAACAAGAAAGGAATAAATTGTCTATGCTTAAATATAAAAAATCTAATATTAAAATGGCAACAGTTTACGGTAACTTAACTATTGATGCAGAAGGTAAGGTACAAGGACTAACTGAAACACAAGAAAAAGAGTTTTCTAATTTAGAAGGTTTCACTTTTGAAGAAGATAAAAAACCTCAACCTAAAAAAGCACCTAAAGTAGAGCAAAAAGAACAAGAGCCTAAAAAAACTACACGTAAGACAACTAGAAAAACAAGTACTAAAAAAGATGAAAGTAAATAGGTGATAGCGTATGGTTAACTCAATGTTTGGAGGTAACTTAGACCCTTATGAACAATCTATTAATTATGAGTATCCATATCATCCCGCAGGGAACCCTAAACACTTAGACAAGAGTGAAGTTTATGATATCACTCTTGCAGATTACGGGTGGACTCCAGATGCTGTTAAAGCTTATATGTTTGGTATTGTAGTTCAAGACCCTCAAACAGGACAACCTATGGGAGATGACTTCTATAATCATATTTTAGAAAGAGCTATAAGTAAAGCAGAAAAGGTACTAGATATATCTATTCTACCTGATATTAATCATGAACAAAGAGACTATTATGAAACAGAATTTAATAGTTATATGTTTGTACATGCTTATAAAAAACCAATATTGCAAGTAGAGAATTTACAATTACAATTTAATGGTAGACCTATTTATCAATACCCTGCTAACTGGTGGAAGGTAGAACACTTATCAGGACATGTTCAATTATTCCCTACTGCTTTAATGCAAACAGGACAATCAATGTCTTATGATGCAGTATTTAATGGGTATCCTCAACTTGCAGGAGTATATCCACCTAGTGGAGCTACTTTTGCACCTCAAATGATTACTTTAGATTATGTATCAGGAATGTTACCTAGAAAACATGCAGGTAGAAATAAACCTTGGGAAATACCTGCTGACTTAGAACAATTAGTTATCAAGTATGCATTAAAAGAAATATATCAAATTTGGGGTAACTTAATTATTGGTGCAGGTATTGCAAATAAAACATTAGAAGTAGATGGAATTACTGAAACAATCGGTACTACTCAATCAGCTATGTATGGTGGGGCTAGTGCTCAGATTATACAAATTAATGAAGATATTAAAGAACTATTAGGAGCATTACGCTCTTACTTTGGTACAAATATGGTAGGTATTTAGAGGTGAAATAAGATGGAAAAACCTTATATGATAGGTGCAAATAATAGTAACTATGTAGTAAATAAATCAACAGCATATGCTTATAACGGTAATGTAGACCAGGTAGAAAAAATGAATTCTACAGCTAGATTAGAATTTGATACTAAAGACATGATACGGTTTGTTAATGATAGAGGTATTAAAGTTCTTCATGAAGAAGCTTATTTTTGTCCTTGTCTAAATCCAGCTACAGGAGCTCCAAGATTAGATTGTCCTAGATGTCATGGTAAAGGTATTGCTTATTTACCCGCTAAAGAGGCTAAAATGGCTATACAGTCTCAAGAAAAAGGTACTAATAATATAGATATAGGTCTTGTAGATACAGGAACCGCTATAGGTACCACTCAATTAGAAACAAGAGTATCATACAGAGATAGATTTACAGTGCCAGAAGTATTAATGCCTCAGCAAATGATTTATTACGTAAGTAATGAAAGGGTAAAAAAAGGAATCCCTCTATATTATGATGTTAAGGAAGTAGTGTTTATAACTACACAAGAAAAAACCTTAACTGAAAATGATTATAAGATTGAAAATAATAGATTATATTTAAATAAAGAGTTTAAAGGACAAACTGTATCTTTAAAAATATTAATGACATTAAGATATGTAGTAACAGATATTTTAAAAGAAAGTAGATATCAATATACTACATTTAATCAACCTCAACCTAGATTTGAAAACCTACCTCAAAAATTACTATTAAAACGAGAAGATATTATTGTGCTACCAGACCCTTATAAAGTTAATGATGGGGATATTGATGATATTGAATTACAAGTTTCAGACCCTAAAGCACAACCTAATAATCAAGGATTAGGTGGCTTCTTTAATGGAGCGTTTAATTAATGGCTAGAAAAGTTAGAGCAGTTAAGAAGCCTAAAATTTTTAAGAATAGTAAACAGGTAGGGCGTAAAACTATTAGTTCAATGAAATCACAAGTATTAGACAACTTGCAAGCAACCGCTCAGAAAGTAGATAACGTTTATATTAAAAGAATGCCTAACTACTTAGAGATAACGGAAAGAAAGTTAGAAGAAAAAGGTGTAGTAGATTTAAAAAAAGCTTTTGCTAAATCTAATAAAAAAAGAAAGAAAAAAGATGGCGGTTGGTACTTAATAGTTCCAATACGTATAAAAACAACACAGATGAGTAAAAAAACATATCAAGATATGCGTAAACTAGAAGTACCAGATAGTCCAGGTCATGTAACTTCTTTAACTGATTACTTAGAGGCAATAAATAATAATAGGGAAATAGAGCACCCTTCTATGGTACCTAATACACCTAAAAATAACATGACTAAGGTTAGAAAGAAACCTAAAAAACAAGCATCATACTTTATTTTTAGAACTATATCTAACACTAGTCCTTCTAATGCGTGGGTGTTAAACAGAGAAAAAGTAAATAGTCAGAACTTCTCTAAAACTACACTTAAGAATGTTAAAGCATTAATGAACTGGAAAATGAAGAATATAAGATAAAGGATGATTAAATGGCTATAGCATCAGTTGATTCATATTTATTAAAAGAAATTAAGCCAAGATTAAGAACTGTGCTAGATAATTGTTATATTATAGATGAAGTTTTAAAAGACTTTGATGAACAATCTAGAGAAAACTTTAAAGAGGCATTTTGCGGAAAAAATGCTACTCATGAGATTACAGTAGGATTTAATTTTCCTCAATTCAAAACAAACCATGAAGCACATTATCTTATTCAGTTAGGACAAAGTAATGAGTCAGAAACTTCTCTAGGAGGTATTTTAGGTAGTTATAGTAAAAATACAGGAGATACATTTAGTGAGCTATCAGTAGCTAAAAAAGAAGGTAATAAACTTGTTTTTACTACACAAAAAGACATAGGTAAACTCATCAATGTAGAAGATATTGTTTTTTCTAATAGTGATGAATTAAAAGTAGAAGGCAATAAAATATATTTTAACTATGATTTCAATGAAGACTATGAAAACTATCATGCTAGAATAACCTATGTAGAAAAATTAAATGATACTAAAGGTTTAGTTAAAGGTATTACAGTAGATGAACAAGTAACTATAGTAGGACTTTCTCAAAATGTAGATGTAGCTAGATGTTTAGATGCGGTACTTAAGATGATTTTAATATCTATGAGAGACAGCATACAAGAGCAACAAACATATCAGCTACAGAATTTAAGTTTTGGTGACTTATCACCTATCATTGAAGATGGCTCAGAATATATATTCGGAAGACCTGTAGTTATTCAATATAAGACAACTATGGACTTAGACTACACAATTACACAAGATATAAATAAAATTACATTTAGAGAAAGAAAGGACTGGAAATAGATGGCTCAAAGAAAAAAGACAACTACAGACAATGAAAAACAACAAAAAGATACTGTAAAAAAAGAAAATCAAGAGAAGTCTGAAAGCCTTCATAAAGAAGCTAAAAGTAATCAGAAAGTTCCAAAGGAAAAAGGCTTTTCTGGTTATGTTCATATTGATACTTTTATTGAGCTTGCAAAAGTAATGTTTGGACTTACAGGAGGACAGGCAGAAGGATTTAAAGTATATATGAATGGCAAGCACTACCAATATGAAGATAAAGATTTTTTACCTTACTTAGAAGAATATCTAGGTAAGAAATTAGAAATTTAAGATAGGAGAATTAAAGTATGGCAAAAATTAAAGAGATTTATCCACGAAGACCTATTTCAAGACCACATGCTTCTGTCGAAGTTGATTCAACAGGTATTGGTGGTTCAGAAAGTCAAAGTGAAAAGCCATTAATGTTAATTGGTAAAGCAGAAGGTGGAGAACCTAATACGATTTACCCTGTAAGAAACTTTTCACAAGCAAAACAAGTTTTCCGTTCAGGTGAACTATTAGATGCAATCGAGCTTGCTTGGGGTTCAAATCCATCATACACAGCAGGTCGAATTTATGCAATGCGTGTTGAAGATGCAGTACCTGCAAGTACTACTCAAGGTGGACTTAAAGTAGTATCTGATATTTATGGTAATGTGTCTAATAATATTCAAGTTGCTTTAGAAAAAAATACAATGAGTGATTCATTACGTTTACACTTGATTTTTGAGAATGATAAAATCAATGAAACTTATGATAATATCGGAAATATTTTTACAATTAAATATACAGGAGATAATGGAACAGGTTCATTTTCTGTAGAACATAATGCTGAAACTTCTCAAGCAGAACGTTTAGTATTAAAAGTAAATGGTGAAGAAGTTAAATCTTATGATTTAACAGGTGGCGTTTATGCTTACACTAATGAAATCATTACAGATATTAACCAATTACCTGACTTTAAAGCTGAGTTATCACCATTCGGAGATAAAAATATTGAAAGTGTCTTATTAGACCCTGCTGAGGACGTGGATGTATCAGATAAAGCGGAATATGTTAAAGCTGTATTTGGTGATTTACAAAAACAAACAGCTTATAATGGTTTAGTACATTTTGAAAGAGTATTCGATGATGGAACAACTTCTACAGAAGTTACTGTAGACCCAGATGATACTACAGCGTCTGTAACAGCTAAAAAAGCTACTAAAGGAATCGAACCATTTGCACTTACTAAATTAGAAGGAGGTTCAAACGGAGAACCACCAACTTCATGGGCTGACAAATTTGAACCTTTTGCAAATTTAGGAGCTTATTACTTAGTACCATTAACAGACCGAGAAACTGTACATGCAGAAGCATCTCACTTTGTTAGAGAACGTTCTGATGCAGGAGAACCAATGCGTACAATTATTGGTGGAGGTATTGCAGAGACTAAGGAAAAATTATATGGACGAGCTACTTCATTATCTCATCCTAGAGTATCTTTAATTGCTAACTCAGGAACATTTACTATGGAAGATGGACGTAAGCTTAAAGCACCTGCTTACTTAGTAGCATCAGCTATTGCAGGTTTAGCAAGTGGTTTAGGTGTAGGAGAATCTATTACATTTAAAAATATCAGAATTAATGAATTAGATATTATTTATAGTTCAGGAGATTTAGATGACTTAAATGAAAATGGAATTATCAGTATTGAGTTTGTTCGTAACCGTAATGTTACAAACTTCCGTATTGTAGAAGACGTTACAACTTACAATGATAATTCAGACCCTGTTAAGTCTGAAATGTCAGTTGGGGAAGCTAATGACTTCTTAGTAAGTGAACTTAAAGTAAACTTAGAAAATGAGTTTATCGGAACTCAAACTATTTATACTAGTGCTTCACTTATGAAAGACTACATTATCTCATACTTAGAACGTAAGAAACGAGATAATGAAATTCAAGATTATACACCTGAAGATGTACAAGTTATTATCGAAGGTAAAGAAGCTAGAATTTCAATGGTAGTTTATCCAATTAGAAGTCTTAAGAAAATTTCTGTTAGTCTTGTTTACAAACAACAAGCATTACAAGCCTAAGTTAGGCTCTATTAGGAGCCTAATGGCTCCTTTATATAAAACATAGGAGAGTGAAATAAATGGCATCACAAGCTAAACAAACAGTCCATACTGGTAATACCGTTCTCTTAATGATTAAAGGTAAGCCTGTAGGACGAGCACAATCAGCAAGTGGTAGACGTGAATATGGAACTACTGGCGCATACGAAATTGGTTCTATCATGCCACAAGAACACGTATACTTACGTTATGAAGGAACATTAACAGTAGAGCGTTTACGTATGAAAAAAGAAAACTTTGCAAAATTAGGATATGCTTCATTAGGTGAAGAAATTCTTAAAAAAGATATTATTGATATTGTTGTAGTAGACAATTTAACTAAACAAGTAATTATTAGTTATCATGGATGTAGTGCCAATAACTATAATGAAGAATGGAGAACGAATGAAATCGTGACAGAGGAGATTGAGTTCTCCTACTTAACAGCATCAGATAAAGCGTAATCATTCCTACTTATTAGACTAAGATTAATTTCTTAGTCTTTTTTTATTTGACAAAATGTAAAAGTTAAGGTATAATAGGATTAAGTTAAAAATAAGGAGATAAACACATGAATAACAGACAAGCAAAGATTAAAGGATATAATACGTTTCATTATTACGATTACCCTACAACTAAAGGTAAATTCAAGAAAATAATGAAACGTAAATCAAGAACAGAATTAAAAAAAGATTTACAAAAAGAAAGGAAGAATTATCTTGACAAATAGACAGAGTATTGGTAAGATGAGTAAGACAAGAGCAACATGGCATATCAAACCTCAAACACAAGTGAAAAAAGACAAAACTAAATATACTAGAAAGAAAAAACATAAAGGTATTGACAACCAATATTATTAAGTATATAATAAATACTAAGGAGATGATTTAAATTGGATAAATTATTTTATTCAGATAGAAGAACAACAAGTAAGACTAGGCAAAAGAAAAAACATAGAAATCAAATGACTTCCATGGAATTAATTCATTGTACTCATTTATTAAAGTATTCATTACTAATCAATGATAAATTTGAGTTAACAAGTCATTTTAAGGAAAAAAGAAGAGCACATGTAAATTTAGGAATACTTAAAGGAATGGTACTTAATGATTCTTTTCCTTTAGATAATATTGTTGAGTATAATGAAACCATTTGTCATGGAAATACTTATAAACGAGTTTTAATCAGACACCCAGAGATTGTTACGATTGATAGAGAAGTATGCTATCAATACTTAGTAATGGAAATTCAAACAGGTAAAATTGTTACAATGTATTACAATAGTATATATGATAATCATAGTTCTTTAGATTTATCCTATTACGATGAAACATTAGAAGTTATTAAAAATTAAGGAGGTTGTTTTATGAAGTTAGATATCTATATGATTATATTAAATGTATTTATTATTATTTCAAGTTGTGTAAATATTTATTTATTAAATAAAAAGGAATACACATATGAAAGGTGGTTAGTCCACTATAACTTATCTAAGTATTGTTTGCTTTTATGGGTTGTTGTAAAAATAACTGTTGACAAATTTAAGCTTACGATATATAATATAAATATAAACAAATAAAGGAGAGAAAAAATAATGTCAAAAAAATTAACACAATTACGATTTGAAATGGAGAAAGAGTTAAAAACATATCCAGAGGGAAGTAGTAAATATGATGCAATTAAAATTAGTAGTGCATTAGAAGTTTTTAAAGAAGCTACTAAAAAAGCAGAAAAGATTACAAAGAAATATATCCCAGGTCAAGAAGTGTTAACAATTTCACATGAATTTTATGATACTTTACAAGAGTATTATGATTACTTACTTCATAACAAAGAAAGCATTCGTCAAAGTTTAGAAGAAATTGTAGATAATGTCAAAAATTTAGAAAAATAATT